AATCGCATGTTTTATATAGTAATCACCACAAAACGCCTCTTGATTGCCTAACCATTTTTTCTGGCCATGTGATGCAAGCAATGGAGGAACTATTGTTTTTCCGCTGACCGTTTCGCTTGTTCTGTTAGTGTGTATTCCACTATTTGAGGCAGAACCTTCCCCCTTGTTTTGGCTCTTCTCAATATCCCCAAACACGCCTTGGCGCTCAAATAGTATTTCGGTGATACATTCTGTTCGAGCACTTGCGATAACAAACACTCTTTTGCGTCGTTGGGCGAGTCCGAAATGTTGAGCATCAAGGACTCTCCAAACGACTTGTCTAGATGGTCCAAACACACAACCAGCGTTTTTCCATCGTCCCCCTGGTGGTTGTAATTCACACCCTTCACCTGCAAGCCCTGCCAGTAAGCAGCCGAAAGCGTTGTCTTTTGTGTTGAGCACTCCAGGTACGTTTTCCCAAATGGCAATGACTGGCTCAAGTCCTCGAATAAATCTGGCTGAATCAATTTCATTCGCTAATCTCACAAATTCAAGACTTAATTGTCCTCGATCGTCATCTAATGAGTTTCTTAACCCGGCTACAGAAAATGCTTGGCATGGGGTTCCTCCGACCAATATATCGGGTGCTTCTACTTCATAACTTTTAACTTTTTCAGCAATAAATGTCATATCGCCTAAATTTTCTACATGTGGGTAATGATGAGCCAATACTTGTGACGGAAACTTTTCAATTTCAGAAAACCATGCAGGTTGCCACCCTAGTTCATGCCAAGCAACTGTAGCTGCTTCAATTCCTGAACATACTGAGCCATACTTCATGCTGCTACCCCCTTATGTTTCACATGCTGTGCCCAGCCTTTACATGGTTTCATGCACTTACGGTCTTTAGCCGATGGGTTGACCAAATTTTCAATATCTTTATGGCAATAAAAAACTGCATCTGTTTCCAGGGCATGAGCCAAGTCAGATTGAGTAGAAAGACAGTGATTTGCCAAAGTACCGCAGCGATAAGCGCACGATTCACATAGAACATCTTGATTAGGTGCTTTTTGCGCCAAAATCAGCCCATTCAAGGCACCATGAAAACTAGGTGAAATAAGCTTATCAATTGTGTATGGGTGCATATCGCCTGTAGTGACGAGATGTAAATACAATGTTTCATCACAAGATTGGGCATAATTCACAGCAACATTTAAAACATTGCTAAGTAAATAAAGTAATTCATCATGTGATTTTGTTGAAAACTTATCCTTGATTGCCTGTAAGCGTTCAGCTTCAGGCAATTGGATAATGTCTGTTAGAGCAAGAATGGAGGTGTTATCAATCATGATGTCACCTCATTTATTTTTTTAAATTCAGCAATCACATCTTCAAGCATTGAATCTAAAAATGTATAAGCTCGATTGATCTTGCTTGGATTAAGCTCAAACCACCAATCTTCACCGAAAAAAGACACCATTGTCTCTCTTTCAGTTTTATACAAAATGTCATAGAGATGAGATGTATTAGTGAACTCGCAACTCTTCAATTGATCGTATAACTCACGTAGTGCAGCTTTAGTAACAGCACCCGATGAGCGTTGTTCTTTAATGGCATCTAGACGTTCTCGAGCAACGTATTCAATAAATTCCTCACCATTTTCAACAGGAATCCACTGATCAACTTTGAATAGCTTTCTAATTAGATAATCAGAATCGCATTGAGCTATAAATTCTTTAAAAGTTGGTTGACCTACATGAGAGAAAAATGCGCTTCCAACATGATCACCAGTTACAACCGTGATACGACCACCACCTGCACTATATAAGTTGTTAAGATCAACATAGACAACAGCCCAATCGTCTTTATATGGACCAATTTCAGTAATAGTTAATTTTTCAATCATGGTTCACCGCCCTGAACCACTTTGAACTCAACTACCCATACCCATGGATTTACAGCCCAAGAATCTGAACCGTTAATTTCCTGCCATAAGGATGTAAAGCTGTCCTTTGCTGTGTCACGATATGCACGGTCTTTATTTTTGTACCCTTTCCACATTTGGCGATCAGCTTTTGTCCAACCACCCTCAATAGCTATATTGTCTTGAATAATGATTGGCTCAACACCTTCGGAAACAGCATCGCCCTCAGAAATATCTTGTAGACGTTCTACACGAATATTTGTGATTTCAAGCAAGATACGGCTTGCTGAACGAGGCATATGAATTGATGGAGTCCACTTTTCACCATCACCACAATCATGTGATGCTCGATAGAGAGGTGTTCCCCAACTTGGACATCCACAAGGAAAATCAGCATGTGGGCATTCATCTGAATCAAATAAGCGGAATGTTTCACGTACCCAAAGATGATCACCTATTTTTCCGTATGGGCAATTATGGCGTGAGAGTGATGAAGGGAAAGGCATTCCATTATCCATAACCTCATGCATGGTAACTTCTGTAACCTTTGGTTCTGGCTCCATAGTATAAAGAGGCATGATGTTTTTATCGGTTAAAGGCGGTTGCACTTTGAGCACACGACGAGTCTGAGTCTTACGACCTTCCAAAATGGCATTTACCATTAGAGTGTTAAACAAAATTGGACGTTCTTTCATGGTTTCACCTCGAATACTTTACGAAGAGCTTCCACGACTTGTTTGATTTCTTTTTCTGTGCGCCAAAGCATAAATGAATGATTTCCATCATCCGACCATGAATTCATACTGTATCCACAACCTGAATGAGTGTTCAGATGCCAAACCGTGTCTCCATCTTTCGGCTCAAAAGGCGCTGGCACCTCTATACCTCTAATTGAGATGGTTTTTGGCTTAATACGGAAAAAGACCTTTCGGTCATCATGAAATCCTGTGAAAAATATTTTTGTTGAGGTTGCATCTATACCAGGTATGAAATCATCCCAATATTTATCTTCCCAAGGCTCAAAACTAAGCTGAACTGTTTGACCATTTAAAACAGCTTGAAGTGCTACTGGTCCTTCGATTAAATCTTCTAATCCATTGACTTTTATAGTCTGAATACTTGTTTCTGTTTTAGTAATTGGTGTTAAACCAGTAAAATCATGAGACGTTATTCCCCAAGCCACGCCACACCAGATATGACGGGTATGTTGTAATAATAAAAATTTAAGCCCATTGCTTTCATCAATATGGGTTGCATCCTTGATGCTATTACGCTGAAGAATTATTTGATCAAGTTCACTAGTCATGACACTTCCCCTAACGATTGCTCAGTCATAGAAAGTCGACGATTAGCATTTAACTCAACCGTCGATGCATGACGTAATAAATGGATAAGCGCAAATTTATGGTTACCATCTAATAAGATTCCGTCACCCTGTACTTTGTGAACTGTCATAATGTGATCAGGCATAAATGCATCAATAAAAACAACACTATCTCCTTCAACAAAATCTGAATCTGAGATTGTTTTTACATAAGCATCATCGGATGCCACACCCAATTCAAACTCACGTTTTTCAATTTGCTGAATCAAACAGTGATGGCACTGCTCCCCTTTAAATTCTGGACATTTGCCAGCGCACTTATGTTCTGTTAAATTACTCATGTTCATTTACCTGAATGTTGATGAATACTAGAAGCTCGACCTGCAACGTCGGGCTTTTTTAATGCCTGCCAAAAACTTTTCAAATTTCTGCATACATTCTTGAATACGCTTGTAGACGTTGTATTCTTTGATTTTTCTATGAGCTCAGATGATGATTGACCTGTCTCCAGTTCGATCTTTTTATCTATGGCATCTCTTAACCACTTCGCACGATTACTACCTTGGCTTTCAGCCAAAGTATCAATGATCTCTTGGACTTCCAGCGGTACTCGGGTTGACATGGGTGCCAACAGTTTTTTGCTGAATACAAACATTATTTTTGTTTCCATAGATTCACCTATTGAATTCGTTCAGGCTCTCTTAGTTCAATCCAGATGTCCTGATAATCTTCTGGGAAAAGGTCTTTACGTGTGCAGATTCCACGATCTTCCGCAATCACAGCTAGGCGGATTTTTCTTTCAGTCGGAATAGCTTTCCAACCACTCACTGAAGGTCCTGTAATACCTAAAAGCCGTGCAACTGCATTACATCCACCAAGGGCTTCTATAAGTTGGTTGTCATTCATGTTGCTCTCCTATAACAAAAACAATTATTAGGCATTCCTTATAAATAATCAATAGGCACACCTAATTTTATTCGTGTTAGGATTTCCTAATGCTTTGAGAGTTATTTATGAAGACACTTGCTGAAAGACTTAAATATGCAATGGAAGTTTTACCACCCAAAAAAATCAAGGGTGTAGAACTTGCTCGTGCTGTTGGTGTTAAGCCACCATCTGTAAGTGACTGGCTTTCTGGTAAATCAAAAACAATGGAAGGCGAAAATCTTCTACGAGCTTCACATCACTTGAATGTGAACCCTATTTGGCTTGCGACTGGTAAAGGCTCACCTAAATCAGATGGTGAAATTAATCCTCAATTTACCCAAATAAATGAATGGGATAACAATACTCCAATAGATGATGACGAGGTAGAAATCCCATTTTTCAAGGATTTTTCTTTTGCTTGTGGTGATGGTTCATTTAATGAAGCTATTGCTAATGAAAGACGTAAATTAAGATTGTCCAAAGCTACTTTACGCAATTTATCAATTACAGAATCTAATGCAGTTGCAGCAACTGCATCAGGTGACTCAATGACACCAACCATTAATGATGGCGATACAATCCACATTGATCTTGGTCGCAAAGAGGTAAAAGATGGTCGTATCTATGTTATTTGTATTGGTGGACTTCATTACTGCAAACGTTTATATAACCTACCCTTTGGCGGAATCCGATTGTTATCTGATAATTCAGAAGAATATAAAGAAATTGAACTTACAGCAGAAGAAAGAATCTCACAACAATTTGAAATTATTGGTTGGGTTTGGCAAATTGTAAAATTAGAAAAGTGGTAATTGCAATTAATTAAATTGTAAGGTGAATGATGAAAAAAAGTATAACTTTACTCTTTCTTATGCTTTTTTCATCTCAAGCATTTGCAGATCGTTATGGTGTTTATGATGATGATTATGTATCTTCAGGAAATGATTTTTTAAGTGCAGTGATCCTTAAAATCGTATTAGGCTTAGTCATATTTTTAATTAGCATCAAAATTATTGTCGGGATATTGGATCTACTCCAATTATTACTAATCAAACTTGATCATTATCAAAATCGTAAATTATTAAAATTGGAAATAAAAAACAATATAAAAAAACTAATTAAAGATGAAGTAAGAGAACATACAAGCCATCGACCAAAAACTAAGTTTTGCTACATACTTTCAATGATTTTGATATTTCCAATATCCATAATACTAAATTTTTATCGTGAAAACATATTCTTAGGCTTCATATTGACAGTTTTTTATTCATTCTTGGTTGGAGTTATTATTCACTTAATCTATTTTTCATTTCTTCATATAAAAGCATATTCTTGTGCATCTAAAAAATATAAACAATTCAATAAACTACCCAATGAAATCGAAAAATTAACTTTAATAAAAAAAATTATAGATTCTTTTTTATAAACTAAATACTTACCAATCAATCATAGCCTGCTCATTGCAGTTTTTTTTGTCAAAATAAATAAATTAGGCAATCCTAAAAAAAATTAGGAATACCTATTGACTGTTTAATTAGGAATGCCTAATATTTAAATCACCAACAACAACCAAACTTGGTGAAAAAATGAAACCTACTGACCACAATCAGTTTATTGATGACATCGATGGCGGTGTCTTTGCTCAACAGCTTGGCTATGCAATTAGTGAAGTAGCTTCAGCAGTCGTCGATAACAATAAAGCTGGTGAAATCACCATCAAGCTCAAATTAACCAAAGGCGTTGGCTCCGACAACGTAACAATTGAGCATAAATTAACTTCAATTGCCCCTTTAAAAGATGGTCGCAAACTTGAAGATCATGGTGCCAAAACACCTATGTTCGTCAACAAACATGGTGATGTAAGCCTGTTTGCTAACCACACGGCTCAAATCTTCGATCAAGAAGAAGTTTAAGGCTCCCTCCCCAACCAATCTGAATATTCCAAAAGGAAAAAAGTCATGTCATTAGAAAAAAGTGAAGTAGCAGCAGTTGTTGAACATTGTGCACCAGTAATGGACTTAAAGCGTGGTGGTCTACAGGCTGTTCATGAAAATTTTAAAATTCATAATTTTGAAATTCATCAAAATGGTCGCAACCGCATCCGTGGTATTTTTGCAACACCTATCTTTGAAGATTTTGCTCAATACATTGCTGATGCACCAACGACTGGATCAGTACCAGTATTCGTTTCTCGTGATGATGTTAAAGCTGTTGCTGTATTGAATTATAGCGAAAAAGGCTTTGATCAAGGTCATTGCGACCATACAGCAACATTGCAACTTGATCCAACTGTTGTATGGAAAAAGTTAAATCAGCTCAAAGATACAAAGCTTGATCAAAAACGCTTTGCAACCTTCCTTGAAGATTGGGCGAGCGTATTATCTGCGGTTGATGCAGATGAAAACCAAATCAGCATCAAAGAAGCGATTGTTGCTGTCCGCAACATGAAAGTGGATATCAACACTTCAAATGAAGCGGAAGTAGAAAATACTCGTGAAGTACGAACAGCCTATGCCGACATTGCTGCTAAAGCTAAAAAAGGTCAACTACCTGCAAAATTCAAAATTCTTGATACAGCCTATGTCGGTTTAGATGAAAAAGAAATCGAATTACGCCTAATTGTGAATGGCGGTAGCGGTGAGCCTATTTTCGCTATTCAAATTGTCAAAGAAGAAATCTTGGTAAATGAAATTATCCAGGAATTTAAGCAAAAAGTAATTGATTTACTTCCTGAACAACAAGTTTTGATTGGTACCTTTTCAGCTTAAAACTAAAAATTAGGCAATAAAAAGCCCCGAAATTTTGATCGAGGACGGGGCTTCTTTTAGGGGTATAGCAATCGCTATAGGGAGATTATGAACATGGTTTCATTAAATTTCAAATCAATTTTGTTGGGTTTAAGTGGTGCAGTAGCGATGACAGCAGTTTTAGCGTCTGTGCAAATGTATCAACCAGCCAAGCTGCCTGTTGAAGAACAGCAGCCAATCACTGTGGCATCAGACATCTACAAGGTGGATGAGCTCGATTTAGGACCATACAACGACTGTCAACATGACTGTCATGCAACTTTATTAACAGCAAATGACCAGTATTACATCGAAGTGAATTTTGACTATTCAGGTTTCGATGATGGTAACGGCTTTAATCGTGCTGTTGGCATTCAAATTGATCGCTTAGAACCTGAAAAAGTGGGTGAGGAAGATGGCGAAATCAATGCATACCTTGATCGCTATGAACTCGTAAAAATCAATGATGCCCTTGAAGACTCTATCGCATTCAAATTACAAAAATTAGGAGGCTGATATGCCAAATCATGTAACCAATAAGATTGTCATTCACTCTCCTAATATAGATGAAGTATTGGCATTCGTTAAAAGTGAAAAATCTGATTTCGATTTTAATACCTTAATACCCATGCCTGATTCATTGGGTATTGAAGAAAGTAGTACAAAAGATGCAGCTTTTGTTTATGTCTTAACGGATGGCTATAAAAACGAGGAACATTTCTCTGCCCCATTCCGTCACCGTAAATATTTTGGTTCTGTTTTTGATGATTTTTCATCATGGGAATCTGAACTAAAAAGCTCAAAAGTAGATTTTGAACGAATCAAAGACAATAAAGATAGCCTAAATAAATTTTTAGAGCTTGGGAAAACAGTTCTCGATAATTACAACAAATATGGTTGTTCTTCATGGTATCAGTGGTGCGTAAAAAATTGGGATACAAAATGGAATGCATATCAAGTAGTTGTTAATGGCAACGCTATTGAATTTGATACCGCATGGTCTGCCCCATTGCCTGTTACGGACATTCTCATCAAAAAATTCAACCTCACTTGTACATATAAAGCTTATGACGAAGGTGGAAACTTCTGGTTCATCAAAGAGTACAAAGATGGTGAGTTAGTTAATGATCGTTATTCAGTTGAAGAAGATATGAAGCCTTTAGCCTTGGAATTAAAAGGTTGGGACTTGGATTCTGATGAATCGAGTGAGGAGTAAGTAATGGAATTAAAAGAACAACTATATGTCATTAAAAACTTAACTACTGGTCGTTTTGTTTTTAATGCAAGTCGTCAGTCTTACTGTACGCCTAGCTATACAAAAGTACTGCCTGATGCTCAGTGCTTTGAAACGATTGAGCAAGCTGAACTAGCAATTGATCGAATTAAGTCATTTTATACAAAAGAAAATGATGCTGGAAAAATCGTTAATTCAAATTTACTAAATGGTGAATTTTTGATTTTCCAATTAACTCGCACGCACTCTATTACCAAGGAGTTTCGTCCATGAATACACAAGTTAATCGTGACCAATTTCTTGCAGGTCGTAAAAAAGGTATCGGTGGTTCAGATGTTGCTGCAATCCTTGGTTTTAGTCCGTACAAATCACCTTACCAATTATGGTTAGACAAAACAGGTCGTGGCGAACATAAAGAATCACAAAATGAGTCTGCCCATTTCGGCAACTTGCTTGAAGATGTTGTTGCCAAAGAATTTTCACGTCGCTCAGGTATGAAAGTTCAGCGTGTTACACAGCAACTATCACTTGCAGAATTTGGTGAAACTTGGGCTATTGGGAACATTGACCGTGCCGTTGTGAATCCTGAAATTGCAGGTCGTGTTTTCTTTAAAGATGGAAAATTAACAACAGACCAAGGTTTGGAATGTAAAACAGCTTCGGAATATTTGTCCAAGCTATTTGGTGAAGAAGGTACAGATCAGATTCCAGATTATTACCTTACTCAATGTCTTTGGTACATGAAACTTACAGGCTTCCAAGTATGGCACCTTGCCGTTCTCATTGGTGGCAATAAGTTCCGCATGTATCGCATTGAACGTGATGACGATTTAATTGAATCAATCTTTAAACAAGTCAAAGCATTTTGGTTCAACCATGTCATTGCTGATGTGCCACCCGATCCTACTTGTTTTGATGATGTTTTGCATCGTTGGTCCAAGCATGTCATTGGTAAACAAGTTGAAGCTACTTTTGAACAAATCAAATTAGGTGAAGAACTTATTTCAGTTCAAGGTCGTCAAAAAGCAGATAAAGCGCGTGAAGATGAAATCAAGTTACAGCTTGTTTCTTCCATGCAAGATGCGGAAATGATGATTAGCCAAGGCAAAACCCTTTTCACATACAAAGAGCAATCCTCTACTCGTATCGACAGTACGCTGTTGAAAAAAGAAGAACCTGATTTATTTACGAAATACAGCAAAACCTCCAGTACCCGAGTTTTCCGTATTTCAACCAAATTTAAAGAAACAGTTTAAGGAATTATATTATGAACGCATTAGTACAAAACACAGGCTTTTTAACTCCAACTAATCTTCAAGATGCAATGCAAATTGCAGGCATTCTTGCAGATTCGGATATTGTTCCAAAAGATTATCAGAAAAAACCAGGCAATATTTTAGTTGCTATGCAATGGGGTGCTGAAATTGGCTTACAACCACTCCAAGCGATGCAGAACATTGCCGTGATTAACGGTCGTCCGTCTCTTTGGGGTGATGCAGTCCTTGCTTTGGTTCGCAGCTCAGGGCTTCTTGAGCAGTTTGAGGAAACTCAAACAGAAGACGTTGCAACTTGTATTGTAAAACGTAAAGGACAAAAAGCTGTAACCAAAACTTTTAGTAAGGAAGATGCAAAGCGAGCTGGTTTAACAAGCAAACAAGGACCATGGTCTCAATATCCAAAACGCATGATGCAAATGCGTGCTCGTGGTTACGCATTACGTGATGAATTTACCGATATTTTAAAAGGTTTTGGTGTTGCCGAAGAAGAACGAGACAAGGAAATTGATGTAACACCTGAACCATCTAATCTTCCAAAGCATCAAGGATCTTCAGGTCTAAAAGCACAATTAGCAGAACGTCAAGAAAAGCAAGAAAAAGTCATTGATATGGCTGCTAACTTTGATGTCAAAGGACTCATTAATCAAATTAATGCTCTAAGCACAATTGAGGAATTAAAGGCTTTAGCCAAAACAATTCCTGCCGATCTTGGCGAACCTGCAAAAACGGATATTTCTACTGCGTATGCCAACCGTAAAAATTATGTGCAATTACTCGTTGATTTGGATAGTGCCGATAACATCGAATTAATCAACTCCATCATGGCTGAACGTTTTGAACCCAATACAAGTTCAATGAATGATGAACAAATCGATGAAGTTAGCGCTCTATTTGAACGTAAATCAGCAGAACTTACACCTTAACTAATGGCATGTGGTGCCCTCATATACGAGGGTACCAATAGTGAGATAGCAATATGAATCCAACTATTGAACAACAACATGCCATTGATATGGCATTACACGGTCAATCTTGTAAAGTTACCGCATACGCTGGGGCTGGTAAGACCTCCACCCTTAAATTAATCGGCAATGCAAAGCATCACCAACATGGAATGTACTTGGCATTTAACAAAGCCATTGCAACAGAAGCACAGTCTAAATTTAACCACAATGTTAAATGCAAAACCTTTCACAGCCTAGCTTATAACTCTGTTCCACGCTGGCTGACGAATAAATTAAAAAATCGTCGCTTGATGTCAAACCAATTGGCATCTCGCCATGATCTTGAGAATTATCAAGTACCAGTGGCATTGGTTAAACAACGTGGTGAAGATGATCAGAAACGTTTATTTAATTCAAAACGTATGGCCACATCTATGATGAATGCGGTTGGATATTTCTGCCGATCTAATTACAGCGAAATTCAATTATCACAAGTCTATGCTGCACTGCCAGATTGGATGGATGATACATACCGTGCTGAATTGGCAAATATCCTTTTACCTAAGGCACATGATTATTGGAACGATATTCTTAATCCTGCTGGTATCAACCGTTTGGAACATGATCATTATCTTAAATATTGGGCATTAAGTAATCCTGTAATTAATGCTGACTTTATTTTATTTGATGAAGCACAAGATGCTGATCCAATCATGTTGAATGTCTTGAGTAAGCAACGTGCTCAGGTCATTTATGTTGGTGATCGTCATCAGCAAATCTATGCATTTCGTGGTGCTGTAAATGCAATGCAATCCCTTGATATTGCTGAAACACGTTTGAGTCAATCATTCCGTTTTGGCGAAAACATTGCTGATCTTGCCAATAAAATTTTATTCAATGTTTTGGATGAAGAAATTCCATTGCGTGGTTTTGATCAGATAGATTCCCATGTTAATGAAATTAGCGATGAAATTGCCGACGCATTTATTTATCGAACCAATGCTGCTGCCCTCTCTAATATGGTTGAGTTGGTAAAAATTGGACGTGAACCACGTTTGGAAGTTGATACAGGTTCTTTATTAAAGAATATTGAAGATGCCAAAAAAGTTAAGTCTGGAATAAAAGTCCATGATGGAAGTGTGTTTGAAGGCTTTAGCAATTGGGAAGAAGTCACCGAATATACTGAGGAAGTCACTGGAAATGACTTAAAACCGTTGGTTAGCCTTATCAACAAAGTAGGTGAAAATGCCCTAATTGAAGCTTTGCTCAAAAGCAATTCCAGCGATTATGACTGCATTGTTACTACAGCTCATAAATCCAAAGGACTGGAGTTTAACAAAGTCAAACTAGGTGGTGACTTTTTTTATAAAGAATCAGTTGAACCAGGTGAAAAGGTTTTAACTGATGACGAAGCACGCCTACTTTATGTTGCTGCTACACGTGCCAAAAAACAGTTGGATATTTTTGCATTGAATCCACTATTTAAAGCTATCGGATATAACACCCAAGCTGAGGTAAATGCCTTATGCGTCCAGTAGTTAAAAAGAAAAACTTCTTAGGCTTCAAAATTTGGTTAGAAAAATTGGATTATGAGGTGAAGCAATTAGATGGTGGTTTTGTGGCACGAGCAAAAAGTCGAGAAGCACAACGAGCATATAAAAAATCACATCATTATGTGCGTGTTGGCTCAGACCTTTCAGGGAATCAAGCAGCCTATGAGCTTGGGGCTGAATTTGAAAACCATCTTCGTGCACCTGAACAGACTTGCACAGCAAAAGCAGAAAAGGAAATTCTGCATATTGTTAAAGGTGAAGCACATGGCGTGGGTTATCTGGTGGCTTGAAATTATGATGGTAGTAAACGGATTTTTATTTATTAACTTTGAATTATGGTGGCTGTGATGAAAACAAATGTAAATTTTGATTTAGAGAGTGAGCTTAAAGCACATCTTAATTATTTTATTCAAACGAATAACTTACCAGCCGATTTTATATTAAAACAAAACCCTCAAATAGATCGAGAGTTTGAAGTAAGCGAGAAATCTTGGATTGCACTTGCAACACCAAAAGTACCAGCAAAAGTGATTGTAAAAGCATCTGTTCGATATTGGGAAGATTCTACAATTAATGGTGTTGAAGATACTGATAGTGGTGACAGAACACCTTGTAAAAATGGTGATTTATGGTGTCCTGTCATTAATGTGGCTACTGGCATGATTGAAAACTGGGAAATTGGGAAAACTGCAAGTATCCATTTTAAAGTAGCTGATGGCTGTGGTTGGGAGTTAGTAGATTCAATTGGCAATACCATTAAATGCCAAGAAGATGGATATGTTCCTACAACTCTATGCCCTGCTGAAAATGGTTATGGCGATTACATCATTATGAATATTGACGAAAAAGGTCAAATTGAAAAATGGCGTTTTGATATTGATGATTTTCAGGAGGATGACTAATGGGAGTAGCTATCAATCGAAATGACCAAATCGACACGTCAATGATGTTGATTCTGCGTTATAAAAGACCAGTTGTTGCCTTAAAAGATATTGTTGAAGATTACATGCCACATTTAGATATGGCAGCTGCAAAACAACGAGCAGCTAAATGTAAACTACCTTTTCCAGCATTTAAGGTAGATGGCAATAAATCTGAATACTTTGTTAACTTAACGGATGTTGCTGTTTGGTTGGATTCACTGCAAAAAGAGTCTCAAAGAAATTGGAGTGAGGTGAATTGA